CAGAATGATAGATACGACCCACACCGGAAGTTTCTTGGTCAACTACAGGATATACCCGTAGTATAGACTCTACACGCTTGTGTAGAAACTCAGCAGAGCGCAAATAGCCTCGTTTATAAAAGAGGTTCGCGGTTGCTGACCAAGAGACAAGTTCCGATGCTTGCTGTCTCGTTTTAGGAACGATATTCCGAAGATAAGTCGGAGTAACCAACTTACCAGCGAACGCGTCCACACCACAAGACTCTCTAAAGTTTCCACGATAGAAAGTCTTTGAAGTGTTAGGCTTGCAAAAGTACTTGCGCAAGCTTTCTAAAACGAATTCCGCTGCGTAAACAGGAACAACTATATCGTCCCCGTAAACGTAAATGTCACGAGTCACAGTAAAAACTGACTCATAACAAAGTGGAAGGTTATGCCACTCCAGCAGAGCCGCTACACAGATCGTGTAGAAGTACATCGACTCAACTGGGAAGCACAGAGCCGACCCCATAGAAGCGAATTTCGACAGGAGAATAACATACCCATCGGGTAATTCCGCTCTCGTCGATCGACATGCCCAAATTGCGTCTCTTTCGGGACACAATCTGAACATCTCGTAAGCTAATGATGATGGAACCCGATCACTAGCGTCGGACAAGTCAATCGTTGCTAATCGACCGTCGATAGACGAAGTCATCGCAAGGCGCTGATTAATCGATTGATCACTGAAATTGATGTGACCTCTCGTTAACCAGTAGGATTCTAACGCCGCATAAAGCGTGTCGCGAATTGCCTGCTGCGTGTATTGCATACACACAGGCTCAATAGCGATAACTCTTGGTGCTTTCAACGTCTTTGGAACAAAAGTAACCCTAACGGGTGCTTCTTGTTCTGGCGACACAAGCTCAACAGCCTCGTATTCCTCAGAGAGATAGGATGATGTTACGTATCCCGTCTCAATTAGAGGAAAGAAGTTATCGAGGCGCTCATGCCACCTACTCAGGGCGAATTTGCTGTTTCCAGAAACTCGTTCCTGAGTAGCTCCTGGCCCGTGTCTGGGAGTAAGATGATCATCAAATAGATGAAAAACCATATTACCCCATAACACATCAGAAACGCGAACAAAAGAGTCGCGCTCCTGAGAAGGAACTTCAGACGTGGAGAGCTCGCGCTCAACATTGATGAAGTTCTCTGCTGCCTGTTTTTCCCGAATGGGTGAACAGG